AATGCAACAAATAATGGTTGACAAGAGGAATGTTGAAACTTATGACACAACTGGTTTTGACCATTGTGTTGACGCTTTAAGATATGCGTGTGTTGAAATACCATTTGAATATGGTATGGATACAACACCACCTGAAATATTTGGAAGTCGGGAAACAGCAACACAGGAGTTCTAGTTGATTATCTTTACAATCACATATATTACGACTACAATTAATTAACATGGCTTTTAAAGAAGATATACTAAATCTATTTCAAGAAGTGCAAGGTAAAACACCAAAACCAAGAATGAGTGAACTTGCTTCGTCACAATCCGATATCTATAATAGGTATAATCTATTACCATACAATCCAGATAGTCTTGTTGCAAGAAAAGGAATGCAAATTTATGACCAAATGCGTGTTGACGATATGGTTAAAGCAAGTCTTACTCTTAAAAAATTTGCTGCTCTTGCTCCTAATTATAAAATAATACCTGCTTCACAAGATGGCAAGGACATAGAAGTAGCAGATTTTATTACTTATACATTTAATCAAATGGAAGGGTCTATGAACGACGCTCTATTTCAAATTATGACAGCTTTAGACTTCGGTTTTTCTATAACTGAAATTAATTATTTACAATATACAGAAGGTAAATTTAAGGGTAGATATGGCGTTAAAAACCTTAAAACAAAAAGACCACACAACTATAGTTTTAAAGTTGATAGATTTGACAATTTAACTAAAAGAGGACTAATAAATACAGTAGATGGAGAAGAAAGAGATTTACCAGTAAATAAGTTTTTAATATTTAGTTATCAAAAAGAGTTTGGTAATTGGTATGGAACATCAGATTTAAGACCTGCTTATAGAGGGTGGTGGTCTAAAGACACAATAATTAAGTTTTGGAATATTTATTTAGAAAGATTTGCAAACCCAACTGTTCTAGGTAAATATCGTTCTAATGACCCGACCAGCAGAACAAATCTCCGAAATATTTTAGACAACCTTACAGCAAGAACTTCAATTACACACAGAGTAGATGAGTTTGACATACAGTATTTAGAGCCACGCAGAAATTCAACTGAGGATTTCAAAGAGTCAATCGGTTATTATGATAGAGCAATATCTCGAAGCATTTTAATTCCAGATAGGTTAGTAGCAGAAGGACAATTTGGAGCATACTCACAAGCTAGAGTACACTTTGATGTTTTCTTATTTGTTCTAGAAAAACTTAGACAAGATTTAGAAGAAACTGTAATTACTGAACAATTGATTAAAAGATTAGTTGCATTTAATTTTGCAGATGTGGATAAATTACCTCACTTTAAATTTAATCCTTTAACCGACGCACAAAGAGTAGAATTACAAGATATGTTCTTAAATGCTGTTGATAGAGGCGTAATTACTCCAACACTTGATGATGAAAACTACATAAGAGAAAGTTTATTCTTCCCTGAAAAAGAAGAAGAAGCACCTGTTGTGCCAATTACTCCAGAGCCAGAGCCAAAACCAAAAAACAATAAACAATATGATACTCCAAAAGAAGAACACGAAGCAGCAAAAAAAAAAGAAAAACCTAAAGATTACGCAGAAATAAACTTAAAACCTACAGCAGGAATGAAAGCTGAAGCAATAAGAGGCTTAGCTTGGCGAAAAGAATTTAATAGAGGTGGAACACCAGTAGGTGTTGCTCGAGCAAACCAACTTAAAAACATGGAAAACTTATCTCCAAGCACAGTTAAAAGAATGTTTTCTTTCTTTAGTCGGCATGAAGTAGACAAAAAAGCAGAAGGATTTAGACCAGGAGAAAAAGGATACCCAAGTGCTGGTAGAATTGCTTGGGCTTTATGGGGTGGAGACGCAGGATTTAGTTGGTCAAGAAAAAAACGAAATCAATTAGAAACTGAACAAAAAAATAATGCAGAAGTAGAAGGCTCAGTTTTGCAAGCACTAAAAGATAAAGTTGAAGAACACAACAAAAAAGTTAATACACCAAAAAAAGAAGCAACTACTAGAATGTTAGGTTTAGTATTTAAACGAGGTATTGGAGCATATAAAACAAATCCAGGCTCAGTAAGACCAGGAGTAAAATCTCCAGAACAATGGGCTTATGCAAGAGTAAATTCTTTCTTGTCAGCTCTAAAAAATGAAAAATTTAGAGGAGGAAAACATGACACCGATTTATTCCCTAAAGGTCATGCTTTAAGTTCAAAATGACAAATGTATCGTCAAATACAATAAACTCAAATGTAATACCCCTAGTTCATTATAAAAAAGTTGAAAAAGTAGAATTAAGGTGCAATAATTGTAATAAGTTATTAGCGAAAGCAGAGTCGTGGAAAAACTTTGGTATCGAAATTAAATGTCCACGCTGTGCCTCGCTGGAGCGTTTTTGATATGGCAGATGAAACAATAACACCGAGACAAGTAGATACAGATACTACTCCTGTAGTTGAAGCGTATGCTCAAAACAAAGTTAACGGAACTGGTGTTACCTATGCTTCTGAACGAATTAGTTCAGGCAATGTAAATACCGAAAGTCCTTGGAGTTTTTCTGCTGAAGATGGAAACGCTTTACTTGGTCCTGATGGAGACGATTGGGATAATTATAGTAAATATCATTTAGGCATAAATGAAGCAGCAGAGCCTAAAACAAAACAATATTATAGTTTTCCTTTTGGCAAAGATGGAAAAGTATATGCTTCTGGTATGAGAGCAGTAAGACAAAGAGCTGCACAATTTAAACATACAGAAATTTTTGATGAGGCAGGAAAACTTATGGATAAAATGAAAGAAAAAGGCTACGAAATGCCTGACGAAGAAGAAATGGAATTAGGACCAGAAGATGTCCATATTAAAAAGCCAATAGGCACATTTGAAGAATTAAAATGCGATTGCGAAGACAATAAAAGTCAATGCGATTGCGATAAAACTGCAACTACTGCAAAAAAACATGCAGTAGAGCAAACATTTAATCTTAATGGAGTGGAAATCTTTTCTACTGGAGTTTGGAACGGCGACAAATATTCAGAAAAAGATTTAAACAATATGGTTGAAAATTTTGACCAAGTAGGTTTCGAGCCACCTGTTAAGATTGGTCATAACGAGGAGCAATCAGAGTTGAGAGACGGACAACCTGCACTTGGTTACATTGACAAAATCTACCTAGCTGGTAACAAACTACTCGCCAATTTCAAGGAACTTCCTAAGAGAGTATATGAAGCAATTAAGCGAGGCAACTATAAGAGAGTTTCAAGTGAAATATATTGGAACTACACTAACGACGGCAAGTCTTTTGACAGAGTGCTCAAAGCAGTAGCTTTGTTAGGAGCAGATATTCCTGCTGTGACAAACTTAGAAGCCATTTCTGGTTTATACAAGGAAGTCGGAGAAGGAACAATCAAAAAACATTATGATGGAAAGGAGAGTGAAATCATGGAAGAAAGCAAAAATTCCGAAACACAAGCACAACCTGAAATTTCTGTTATATCTGTTGAGGAGCATGAAAAAACTGTTGATGACCTTACTAAAGAAAATGAGGAAATCAGACAAGAGTTCGAAGCTCACAAAGCAGAGATTAAAAAGCAAGAAATTGCTGCTTACATGGAAGACCTTACTAACGAAGGTAAGATTATTCCTGCAAACAGAAACGAAGTTGAAGCTCTACTTTCAACTGCGACTGACGAGAAAGTCTACAAATTTACTAAAGATGAAAATGATGTAGAACTATCTCAGTACGAACTTGTCAAAAAAATCTTCAGCTCTATACCTAAGATTGTAGAGTTTGCAGAATTATCTGAAAACGGCGACAATATTTATGAAGCTGTTGATTACGATAATGCAAGTCAAGAAGTTGATAGAAGGGCACAAGCCTATCTTAAAAAGAAAAAAGCTGAAAACTATGCCGAAGCGTACAAGCTCGTTTTAGAAGAAGATAGCGAATTAAAAGAAAAATATGAAAAAGGAGAGTAGATAGCAATGAGTAATAGAACATATTTAAGCATGACAGCTGGAGAAGACTTATCATCATCACAATATCAGATTGTATATGTCGACGCAGCTAACAGCGTAAAGCAAAGAAACTCTAAAGGAAGTCCAGGAATTGGAATCCTTAACAATAAGCCACAAAGTGGAGAACATGCCTCTGTAGTAGTTATGGGCATGACAAGATGTGTTGCTGGTGGAACAATAGCTGCTGGTAGCTGGATTACTTGTTCAGCAAGTGGAACAGGTATCGCAGTATCATCTGGCGAATACATTTTTGGTAAAGCTATAACTGGTGTTGCGTCTGGAAGCGTATTCCAAATGTTAATTCAACACAATGGTTATCGTGGCTAATAAAAATTTAAAAATAGGAGATTAGAACAATGGCAATAGTAGCAAGAGATGTACACATAGACGCTCCATTATCCAACCTAGTAGTTGGTTTTGAGCCTCGTAACACAATAGTACAAGACATCTTTCCAGTAGTTGATGTAGCAAAACAATCTGATGTTTACTTCAAGTATACTAAAGGCGATTTCTTTAGAATACCAAGTACAACAATAAGAGCTCCAAAAACTAAAGGTAGAACTGTAAATTTTAATGTTTCTTCTGAAACTTATTATGCAGCTAACTACGCTTTAGTTGACGAGATTTCCTACGAAACTATGGCTAACCAAGATACACCATTAAGAATCAAAGAAAAATCAGCTCGTAACCTAAAGAGTCTTTTAATGCTCGATTGGGAACAAAGAGTTGCTAACCAAATTACTTCAGGCTCTAACTTAGGCTCATATGCAGCAGTTAGTTCAAAATGGTCAGACGGAACAGCTGGAAACAGCGACCCATTTGGCGATATGCAAACTGCTAAAGACGCAGTAAGAGCAACAACAGGTCTTGAAGCTAATACGATTATAATGGGACAATCTGTTTATAACGCTTTAATTAAACATGCAGACATTCTTGATAGAATTAAGTATGTGCAAAGAGGTGTTGTAACTAGGGACTTATTAGCAGCATTATTTGATGTTGATACAGTTCTTATTGGTAGTTCAATTAAGAACACAGCTGAGGAAGGACAAGCAGACAGTTTTTCAAGCATTTGGTCAGACAATACTATCGTGGCTCACTTAACAGGTGGACCAAATACAGATGGTAGAGACCCGTCATTAGGTTATGCCTTTAGATGGACAAACCCAATGTTTGGAGCACCAATGGTAGTGGAATCTTGGGACGACCCAGACCACGGCAACTATTCAAACTTGAGAGTACAATACTATCAAGATGAAAAAATTGCAGCTGCCGAACTTGGTTATCTTTGGACTGGTTGTGTTGACTAACACACTTTAGATTAAGGGTAGGTTGATTTACTTACCCTTTTTCTTTATAATAAGTCTAAAGGGTACTCAAATGACAATTTGACAACGCAGAAAACCAAGAGATTGGTACTAACCCTCTTTACTCTTTTAACAATATATATTAAAATTAACCAATCAGATGACCAAGGAGTTACACTTATGAAGAATAAATTAGACATAGTTTTTTTAGTTGCTGGAATGGAAATCTATCCAGACATCATGAAAGAAAAATCTTTAGGAGGAAGTGAAACAGCTGGTATAGAAATGGCTCATGGCTTAGCACGACTAGGACATGATGTGAAGATGTTTTGCAATACTCCAGAAAATATAAAACATGAAGGAGTTGCTTACCACCCTTATACCAGAACAGGAGAAGGTTTTGAACAATTTACACAATACATTACTACAGCCACACCAGATGTAACAATAGTCCAGAGAATCCCAACAGCTTTTAATGTGCAAAACAAAAGCAAAATTAATATTTTATGGCAACATGACTTTGCAACCATAAGACAAAGAACAGAGTTTAATAGCTCTTTGTGGAATGTAGATGAAGTGTTTGTTTTATCTGAATGGCAAAAAAAACAATATGGGGAAGTCTATGGAATAAAAACTGATGAAATTGCTCATTCTCAAGAAGTCTTTTGGCAGACATCTAATGGCATAAATCCAATAAAACAATACAAAGTTAAAAGAAAACCCAAACAATTAGTATTTACAAACAGACCAGAAAGAGGATTAGATATATTGCTTTTTGATATAGCACCAAAGATTTGGGAGAAAGACAAAGATGTTGAAATCGTTGTAGCAGGTTATGACAATACTACTCCAGAAATGGAAGTCTTTTATAAAACTTTGTTTAACCAAATGGAAAGATATAAAAGTGAAGGTAGAAAGATTAAACATGTAGGAGCATTAACAAAAGATAATTTATATAAGCTATACCAAGAATCAACTGCTTTTGTTTACCCGACAATGTTTTATGAAACAAGCTGTATTACAGCAATGGAAACTCAAGAATGTGGATTACCTATGATAACAACAGTACGAGGTGCTCTACCCGAAACTCTTGGTGATGGCAATATTCTAATAGATGGCAATCCTAAAACAAAAGAATATCAAGAAAATTTTGTTAAAGGCGTATTTGAAATTTTAGATGAATTTAAAACACCTAAACAAAAACAAAGAGACACATTATTAAAACAAAAATCTCAGGAATATTATTGGAACAAAGTTGCTGCTCGTTGGGAGGAAAGATTATACGATATATTTAAAACAAAAACTGTTTGTAAAAGAAACCTTTATGCAGATTTACTGCAAAGAGAAGATATTATGGCATTGAAAGAAGTCGTTAAAACAGATAACACAGATTTAGGAAAACAATATCAACAGATTTTAAAAAACCATTACAGCTATATTGATGACAGAAGATTGTATGTGAAAAAATATCAAGAACTCGGAAAAGAATACATAGAAAAAGAGACGAATTTTAACCCTCGAATGTATCCTAGAACTGAATTAATGTTAAATCAACTTCTTAATGCTAATGACCAAAAACCAATAAAGCATTTGCTGGATTTTGGTAGTGGAATAGGAAACGAAGCATATTTTATTAGTCAAGCAGTAGGGTGTAAAGTTGATTGCGTAAACATTTCACAAGAAGAAAATGATGGAGCTGTCAAATTAATACAAAACAGTAAACAACCACAAATTCTAGACAATATTAGATTTATCACAGGAGACGAAGATACAATAAATCCTACCTTTAAATACGACGCTTTATGGATAGGCGAAATACTTGAACATCAACCAGACCCTAAAGCCTTTTTAGAAAAACTTTTAAGGTACATTAAACAAGATGGAACAATAATTATTTCTGTTCCACATGGGCTCTGGGAAGATGAGAGACATGCACATCTGTGGAATTTTGAACGCAGAGACATGCAAGAACTATTTGGTAAACAAAAAAATATTAGCGTACAAACAATATCAGGAGCTAGCAATATAAAACTAGCTGACAATTTAGGTTGGTGGATTGTTTCTTTTCAAAAATCTCCTGCTCAAATAGGAACAATAAACCTGAAAAGAAAATCAGCAATAAGAAACCCAAGAGAACTTGTAAGTGTTTGTATGATAGTAAAAAACGAGGAACAGATGTTAGGTCGTGCCTTGAACTCTGTGCAAACAATAGCAGATGAAATAATAATTGCAGACAATGGTAGCACCGATAGAACTCGAGAGATAGCTAAACAATATGGAGCACAAATTATTGAAGGTGAAAATCCACAAGAAATCGGATTTGATGAAGCGAGGAACAATTGTATCCAGCACGCTAAAAATTCATGGATACTTTGGATTGACGCTGACGAAGAACTGCAAGACCCTTTTAAAATAATAAAATACCTAAGACCTAATGCTATGAATGGTTACTCATTAAAACAAGTACACTTCAGTACCGACCCACCGATAGCACCAAAAATAGATATGCCTATAAGGTTGTTTAGAAATCATAAAGGTGTAAGGTTTTTTGGATTTGTACATGAACACCCAGAAATTAAAATTGGTGACGGCGTTGGAGCGTCAATGATTTGCTCAGATGTTTACATAGGTCATGACGGCTATTTAACAGAAGCAATAAGGCGAGATAGATTTAGAAGAAACATACCTTTGATGTTTAAAGATAGAGAAAAATACCCAGATAGATTGCTCGGCAAATTTCTAATGATTAGAGACTATGTACACTTGGCTCGTTATCAAATAGAACAATTTAAGCAAATGACACCTGAAGCAATAAAACATTGTAATGAAGCAATAAGACTATTTAGAGAGTTTTTTGCAGCTGACAATAATCTTTATCAAGATGAAGCAATAGAGTTTTATTCAGAGGCAATGAAGTTTTTAGGTTTAGGACATGAGTTTGCAAGTAGCAATATATGGAAAGACAAAATGGGTGGAGAGCACAAAGTTGATGTTGCAGGGGTTTTTCAAAACTATGACGAATTCCAAAGTGTACTTGATGTAAAGTATAAAAGTTTAGAAGAACAGTACACAGGTGAGTTTCTGTAGGGTACTTATTAATTTGTTTGATAGTTGACAAACTTATATACCCATGTATATTTATAGCATGAGGTACAAATCACAATACGAAATAATTCAGAACAGAAATGGAAAACTGCGAGAACTAATTGTCGCTGAACATTTAATATCAGAGGGTTATGAATTTGCATGGACAGATTGTTATAGTGTCCACGACTTAATAGTTACAGATGACAAAGGCAAAACTATTAATATACAAGTTAAACCTTGGAATGAAGATGACTTTCACATAAGAGCAACTTTCCAAGCTAATAATCCAGAATCAAAAAGGTTTGCTGATGGAGAGACATATTTTGATTACAATGTAGATTGTATTGCAATAGTAGATATACATCACAGAATGAAAGCTCCGTTGTTTTTATGGAAAAATCAAGTAAAGAAAAACCTCAAATGTGTACTCAAAAAGGTAAACACACAAACAAAACATATTAAGTTTGAAATTGATTATGGTTACTATAAAAACTTACAAGGGTTTACAAAGTCAAAGAAAGCTAGACAGCTTGTTAAAGATTTAGATTACTCAGCATTTACTAGCGAATGGGATTCTCTTACTGATATTAGACGACGAGACAAAGAACTATTAGAAAGAGAAGATAATCAAAAACGATTAGAGACAGACGAAAGAAAAGCATATTTAAAAACTATGTATTGCATGTTTCATCAAGACTACTATCATGTAGCTCCATACAATCAATATCCTAATTGGACTCCAACACATTTAGTCAAAGAAGGGTGGGGAAGCGACAAGTTACATTTATGGCAACCTGATGATTTAGATAAAAGTTTTGGCAAAAAAACAGAATTTGAGCAATTTATTGTAAAGGAGCTTAAAGAAATCTATAAAGATTATCCGAGATTTTGGAGGTAAAAAATTATGAGCAACGATAGAAACGAATCATGGTTAGAGAATTTTTTAGAACAATTGCAAGAGAGATGTTTTATTAAAAATGGTAATTCCATGGAAGGTAAATATCAGCCAGAATTTATAATTGACCATGTGCTGTATCACGACAATAAAGATTTAATGAATTTAGGTGCAACAATACCTGATTGTGTTAATGAAGCAATATGGCTTTATGATTCATGGAGAATGCAAGAACAGGCAGTAGGCGAGGACTACTTGGTATGAAAAAAGTTAAAACGGTTGATTTAGGAGACAAAGCTACCGAAATACAAAAAAAACGAGGCAGAAAACCCGTTTTTTACGAGAACACAGGTTTTTTTGGCAAAAAATGGGAAAACAAAAAAAAGCGAGGTAAAAAATAATGAGTAACGAAGTAACAGCAATAGACAAACTAAGGGGTACGGTGACCAATGCAATGGAAACCAGCTATGTTAATGGTAAAGAGACAGGTGTGACATTGTTGGCAACAGCATTGGTTAAACGAATAAATGCAAAAGGCAAAAACAGTTTATCTTACGAAGAAATTATGGAGATAAGAGGAGAAGTTGTTGATGAGATTAGCAACAGCGATTTTTTTAAAACTGGTACTACTATAAGATGAATAAGCAACTATGGTATCAAAATTGGTATGTTCCACATTGTCACGGAGCAATACTCGAGGAGGATTTACAGGAAAACATAAACAAAGGTTTAATGAGTAGAGAGCATATTACTGTTTACAAAAATGAACAAGAATATTTGACAATGAGAAACTCGCTTACAGATTTGTTTGATGTCCTGTATAATTATCATCATGACAAAAAAATATGATAGAACTGAAGAAATGAAGCATTTGATGGACAATAAGGATTTACACATTCCAAAGATGACTTCATCACTTCAAGAACTCTGCAAGGACACAAGGCTACCATTACCTATTTTTTGGTATTTTGTATTGAACTCAGCACTAAGAATCATAAGACAAAACTTGTCTGAAGAAACCTTTAACGAGACAATAGATATGTGTCAAGAAATGCAAAACGAATGGGTTAGTGACAATAATGCAGAGGTCAATGACAATAGTGAGTTTACCCACTAAGAGTCGAGAGAAATCTAACTGCCTCGTCTGAGGCTACCCTGATTTGCTTACAACTCTCGGCTCGGCTGGGGTACTTATTAGTTTTACAGATTAGTTGACAGAATTATATATTAGTGTATATTTATATCATGAGGTATGAACAACAAAAAATGAAATTTATTGATTCTAATTTGAGCTCTCGTAAAGAGCCAGTCGGGTTGTATTTTGCTTATGGCATGAATACCAACCACGACCAGATGAAGATGAGATGTCCTAATGCAATCTTTATAGGGCATGGCATTCTACAAGGTGCAAAATTAGTTTTCAGAAGTGTTGCCGATTACGAGTACAGCAGAGGTCATTCTTTGCATGGCTCAATATGGCTAATCTCTAAAGATTGTGAGAAAGCTCTAGATAGGCTAGAGGGATATCCAAGTCTTTATGACAAAGAGATAGTTGAGGCATTCATAAAATATTCATCAGTTAGTCCTTACAAGGACATGAAAGGTGCATTCAAAATGATGATATATAAAATGAATTCAGAGAGGATTAGCAGTCCCCCGTTGCATTACTGGAGTTGTTTAGCAATTGGATACAAACAATCGAGATTGCCGTTTAAACAATTGTCAAAAGCACTAGAACATGCTAAGCGAGAGCAACAACCAACCTCGTATTCTTGGACAGGAAAACAAAAAGCGAGAAATAAAATCAACCTGTTCTCGACAAGGTACGAGGTGGTTTGATGTACGATTTTAACGATAGGAGTCTTACAAAAATTCAGCTAAAAGCAAAAGAACGACGAGAAGGTCAGAGCCTACTCAATGAATATCCACGCTCAAAGTCTATGAGTGGTGGAATATTAGGCAAATTTATTCTAGGTTTAACAATTTTTATTCTTTTTCCTTTTGTTATATTAGGATTTTTTTCTTTTGTAGTTCCGTCAATGGGTAACGATTAAGCTACAAAAACCGATTGCCAAAACAATAAAAAGCAAAACAATAGGTGACTACGCCAAAACAATAACAAAATACAATAAACCCAGTAAATTCAAGGGTTTAGCAAGATTTTTAAAGTACATTAATTTTGTCGTTTTTATTTGTACTTTATCTAAAGTATATCTGGCTTCCGTCTTCCTCCATTTATTAGAGGTACTTTGTTTTTAAAGTACAGACATCTCTGCATTTTGCTTCTTTCCCGTCATATTTAGGGTACTTATAACTTTTTTAATTTGTTGACATAAATACACGATAGGGTATATTTATTAATGAGAGGTAACGAACATGATAAAATTAAATTATGACAAGGAACTAAGACAAGAGCTTAAAAATCTTCCTTTTGAGCTTTCAGTCAATGACATGGGTATGATACAATATTATTACAATTATTTTTGTAGTAAAACGAGCAATGCAGATTTTACCCCAATTTTAAAACAAAGGATTGAGGACATACTCCGACCATATCAAACCGAGGTTAAGCAATGAGTATAAGAAAAGGCACTCGGTCAAAGAAAGCAAAATTCAAACGATTGGCAAACAAAAGAGTCAATGCAGTATTAGACAATTTTCGATTAATTGAGAATCTAAGCAATAAATATAATTATGAATATAACAATGAGCAAATAGACAAAATATTCCAAGCAATACAAGACAAAATAAACAATACGAAAGCAAAATTCCAAGAAAAACAAAATCCAAAATTTAAAATCTAACCCCTAAGTATCTCCAATACTTATCAGCTCGAAATTCAGGCGTATAAATTCTGAATAGTAGAGCTATATTTACTCGTATTTCCGAAGGCTTTATTTCCTATTTTTTCGCCATAAAAACCCCCTTCAGAATCACTATAGTAAAGTACAAGTACATAAATAGACCAAATCTACCCGATAGAATCCCTAAAATGTTAAATTTACGAAATATGGCATATTATCCAACCTTATAAACACCCTATAAACACTAGTGATTATTTAAGTCAATTTACAGAATGGACATATAAAGTATTAAATATATACTTTCGTGCCTCTCGAACAATATAGTAGCAATACTGTACTTTAAACCTGAAAAAACCATGTCAGCCCCCCTTCTCGTTAGCAAAGTACCTCATTTTCCGAAACCCTGTCGTAAAGCTATCGTACTTTACCTAAAGTATTGAAGATAATTGAAGCTGAGTGGGTAGTTGACTGTACTTTTAATCTAAAGTATCCCAAATAACAAAAGCTGGGTTAAAGTTTGTCTGTACTTTACTTAAAGTACCCTCTCACACGGCTTCTGAGT